CCGTATTCTGCAATGTTGTCCTCAAGTTCCCCTGATTTATTAAGCCCACGTTGTGCTCCTTTAACCAGATAATCAAAGGCTTGGTTGGCACTCATGCCAAAGTTTGTCATTAAGCTGTTAACACCACGTAACGACTCTTCTAAATCAGCACCTGTAATCTTGGATAGCGTTAGTGCTTTCTCCGTTACGCTCTTTAATTGCTTATCGTCAATGCCTTGAAGGTTTTGTTTTACTTTAATAACAGCTTCGCCAACTTGATCTAAGGAGTCACCAAAGCCATCAGTCCACACTTTACCTACAATTTTACCTTGTTTACTTGCTTCTGCTGCTGTAGCACCTGTCATGGCTTGTATGTTCGCTGAAATTTCGGACATTTCCGAACTAATCTTTGCACCTAAAGCAGAAATNGCAATGATAGGGGCTGTAAAGGCTTTGGTTAATGCACTACCCCATTCTGTGGCTTTATCTTTACTTTCTTTAAATCTGCTACCGATGTCCGCCAAATGGTTGGAAAATGACTTATTAGAGTTGTTTAATTCTTCTAGTTTTGCTTTCGTTTGTTGTAGTTGGCGTTCCCATGCACCCTGTTTTGCAATTGCATTGTTGATTTGAATAGCATAGTTACGTGCTTCTTTGGATGCTTCGCCATATGTGCTGACTGCTTCTTTGTATTTCTTTTGCAGTGCTTCAATTTGCCTTTGATTGGCAGACATGATCTGATTTAAACCTTGCACTTTAGCTTCTAAGGTTGCATATTCGTCACCAGCACTGGAAAGTACAGATAGATTGGCTTTCATTGCTGTTTGTGCTTGACGAATTTCCTTTTTAATACCATCTAAGGTATTAGAAAAAGAAGTGCTATTCAAGGACAGGTTTATGACCATGTTGCCCAAAGGACTGCCATTTGCCATAACTTTCATCACCTTTCTTTTTAAAAGTCATGGGGGTTAAGCCTTTCAGCCTTCCCCCATGTGTAGAAAGGCTAAGGCTAGATAACAAAAAAAAGAGATAGGTTTTGTACCTATCTCTAAATGGATTTGTAGAATTCTTCCACATCGTCCAGTTTTTTAGAGCCTTGTTCGTCCATCAACTCTAAAAAGTAATTGATGTCCATGTTATCAATGTCAGTCAATTTCCAACCAGATTCTTTCATAAGGTCTCTATACACTTTTTTTAGGTTGTTGTAGCTTTCTTCAAACGTTACTTCACTTTCTTTTCCATTTCCTTTTTTTTAGCTTCTCCACCCATCACTTCTGTGATAATTTGATTTAGTACATCACCGATTTTGTCGGCTTCAATACCTTCCAGGATACTATCGAAAGTTACTCTTTCATCACGGAATAAAGAAGCAACAAGAGCAACCAATTCGTCTAATTGTTCGAGTGCGTTTAATTCCCCTTTTTCCACTTTCATTCCAAATTCGATGACTTTACGCAATTGTTTAGCACTTACAAAAGTTTCGGTATAGATTTCTTTTTCACCAGTTTGAGGGTTTCTTAATTCGATCTTTAACATACTTTATTGACTCTCCTTTTAAATTAATTTTAAAATTGATACCCGTTTTAGACCTTGTTCTGACGCTAAATTCCCAAATTCCGTGTTTTACATATATATCTTTTTCAGCGTATTTACTGGGATTTTTCAAAATTCCCAGGGAATTACGGAATTAGGGAATTAGGGAATTTCGGAATATTATGATTAATAGACCAAGCTTAGAAGTGTCCTAATGTCATACTTTGTAATACATTTTTTGAGTAATGAAGCTAGGCACTAAAGTAGCACCTAGCCAAATGAGTTTATTCACCCGCTTGTTCTGTGTAACCTTTAAATATGAATTGTTTAAAAGTGTCAAATGTAAAGGATGTTTCACTTGTACGACCTTTTGCATAAACAATGCTATCAGAGCGTGCAATGAATTCCCCTGTAATGGTATCGGTAGAAAGTTCTACCCCTTTATCTTCTGCTGTTTTAATATCAAGTTCTGGATAACCGAATTTTCCTTTGGTCAATCCAAAGTAAATATCGTCACCTTGTGCCCCTTTAGATTTCAAAATGACTGCAACATATGGGGGTTGCGTATTAGAACCAACTTTTGCAATGCCATCTTCTACCGTAACACCAGTAAGGGCATTAAGTACATCTTCTGGAATGTCAGCTAGGTTTAGCTCCAATTGTGGACTGGATACACCTTGAGCAGACACATAGAAAGGGATGTTAGAAGCATACACAGTGTTCATTGTTGCTCCAAGTCCTTGTAATTTAGCTTCAATTGTACCTCCATTGGTTCCGTCAATGGTGTAAACTTGTGTAGTGTTTTCGTTTTCGTCCATAATACCAAACATTACGGATTCAAAGCCTATAGTTGCCATAGTTCACATGTCTCCTTTTCTGTTTTTATGCATTAAAAAACACCTAAAAAGGTGCTTAATTAAACTGAATTAATTGAGTTGTTCGATAACGCCTATAAAGTCTAGGTGTTTGGTTAAAATCAGGGTCTTTATCAATGCCCCCTGCATATTGTGCCCATCCATTTTGAGACATTAGCTTGTCTAATGCTGTTTGAATAGGCTCTAATGATTTAATGCTATTGCCCCAAACATCGACCTGTACACTAATAACCATAGAAAATGGCATGTTAGAGGAAAAACCATCCTGATAATCACTTATCTCATTGATACGAACTAAAGGAAGTTTTTCAAGTTTTTGATAGTCCTCATCGACATCTAACAAAAAAATGTGGTCGGGGTTTACTAAGGCTGTAAAATTTTCATCATTCATTAGAATGTCATAGACCATTTTTATTGGTAACGTCACAAGCCTAACCCCTTTCTTAATTCTTCTTGAACGATCTTCAAAAACTCATCTCTTGCTTCTTCCTCTGTTCGCTCAATGAAATGCTGTGGTCTTTGCTTAATTGTCCCTAGTTCTACAAAGTGTGCCCTCCAGTATGTTTCTTTGCCATAGCCTACTTTAATTTCGCCATACTGATTGACACCAGATATGGCAATGTCATTTTTCATATGGGTTTCATTGTTATCATTAGGGTCAATTGGCGTATTCTCTTTTAATTTTTCAGCAACAGCTTTTGCGGCTGTTTTTAAAGCTCTATTACGGACAGTCCTTTCTTTCTTTGTCATTTGTTTCAGTGCTTTTTCAATACTCGATGTATCAATTTCGACACCCAATTAAGACACCGCCTTGCAGATGACAGTCATAAATTGCTTATTTTGAAGGTCTGGATTGATCTCAACTATTTGATACCTTTTGTTGTTGTGTACGACTGTCATATCATTAGTAATTTCTTGTGTCTGTTGATGTCTTATAATAAAAGTGATTGTGTCTTGAAGCACTGTACCAATGTTTGCTAATGCTTCTTTCAAAAATTGTGTCCGTATAGTAGCCCAGCAAGAGAATACAAGTACATCTTGTTCAACAAGTTCACCATAATCATCTTTTTTCTTTTCAACCTTATAAAAACTGATACGTTGATTCATTTGTCCTGGTGTTGTTAGCTTTCTCATTCTACAAGTCCCCTTAATTGGTTAATTAGAGGAGTGACACCAAAGGGAATTTCTTGGAGGGCAACATCACTTGAAGCAATTCTTTGCTCATACCAATGACCAACCAACAATGTAACTGCAAAATCAAAAAGAACATTCTCTTTATAGGATAGGTTGTCTGAATCCACAGCGTTGACAATGTATTCCTCTGCATAACTTTTAAGCAGGGTCAAAATAGCATCGTCAAAATCATGGTCAATTCTTAAATAAGTTTTTAAAGTAGTTAAATCCATTTTTTTATCCCCTTTCACCTAGAAAAAGGGGCTATTTAAGCCCCTAACTAGGTTGAAAGATTAGTTGCTTTCTTGTGTAGCAGGTGCTAATTCGATGTAACGAGCGGCATCTGGGTCAACAACTTTGTAATCGTTGCGTACTACAACACTTAAGCCTTGAGAATAAGAATCAAATTTTTCCCATTGAGCAGTTACTTGGTTGCGGTTGAATACTGCAACGGATTCTTCAAAATCCCCAACGATTACTGGATATTTTGGACTAGATTGAGTTCCACCGTTTGGAAGCAAGGAGTCAGAAACAACAATCACTTCTGCACCGAATAAAGATTTACCAGATTGTGCTTTAAGGTCTGGTTGAAGAAGATAACGACCATCCACGTCTTTCAAAGTATCCAAATAATTAAACGCACTTTGGTTCACAATAACTTGCTTGTTTAATGCAGGNTCAAGGTCTACATTNAANACTTTTTTAATGTCGTCTAATCCTGTTGCACTTACTTTAGTGAATCCTTTCAACAGTTCGATAATATTTTTGTTATTTGTATTTACAACCATTCTTTGCAATTGTTTCTTAACTTCTGCAACTACGTCAATTGCGGCATCTTCAATAAGCTCATTGGACAATGCAATTTTACCTGCTCTGGTTTGTACATCCCATTCGACATCAATAAACATGTCGCCTGCTACATCTTCGATTTCTGCCAATTCTTCTTTGGTAGCCAGAACACCAGCGTTTCTTTTAGCAACTGGGAAAGAACCAGATTTAGTACCTACTTTTTTAACAGTTACATATTGTGCTAAGTCATAACTAACTTGTTTAAGTTCCAATACATCCGCTGTAACTTCTTCTGGTAACAACACTTCTGCATTTTGAGTTGTTAGACCATCACGTACTTCGCCTTTAGTACGAATGTACTGTTCAAAGGCACGAACTTCTTCTTTTGCTGGATTTAAAATTTTTCTTTCTTTTGCCATGCTTCTTGTTTCTCCTTCTTTATTAGATTTTTCTTCTGCTTGAGGAGCATCTTGAGGGGCATCTTGAGGAACATCCTCTTTTTGTAGTCCTGCTAGTTCTTCCAAGTCTTTCAATTTTTGCTGTAAGTCCTCAATTTCTGCTTTAAGGGCATCAATTTGAGCCTTAATGTCTTTAGCTCCTTGTAAGTCACCTTCTGCTGCTTTCGCTTGTGCTTCATCAATTTTTGCATTCATGTCTGCTCTTTTTTCATTGATTTGAGAACGCAATTCTTTGATTTTTTCAGTTAACATTGTTTGAATTTCTCCTTTCTTTGGGTTAAAAATAGCCACTTAATTTAAGTGACTTTAGATTTTATATTTTTCTAATTCCAGTTGTAACAGTAACAATTCTTTTTCTTTTTCAAATTCTTTTTGCATTTTTTCAATGCTTCTTTGTGCAATTTCTACATTGGTGTCTTCGTATGCTGGAATGGTTACAATGCTTACTTCATAAATTTTTTCAATGTTCTTTAACGTGCGAATGAACATGCCACTGTTTTCTGGGTCTTTACTTAGGCTATCACCCTGTGGTGCTAAGAAGAACCCAAAAGACATTTGATTTACATCCCCACGTTTTAAGACTTCAAATAAATCTTTGGCATAAGTAGTGTCTGGCATGATACATCTAAAATATAGCCCAACATCATCAACATTAAGCTCTAGTGTGTCAGATGTATTTCTGCCAAGTATAAGTGTTGTATCATGGTTAACCAAGCACCTAACATCTGACATATCACAGTTATCAAGTGCATGTGGGTCAATCACTTCACGCCAGTTGCCAAAGGATTGAGAAAGAGAGTTAAACTTTAATGCATAGCCTTCAACAATCATTTGTCCATCTTGCAAATCTGCTGAACGAATTTCAGGACTAAAACTTCTGATTTCCAATTGTTCATGCATTGCTCTCACC